CTGATTGATACTCTTGCTTACAATACCTATATTAATGCGTTTAATGCAAATTTAGCTGTAAATGAGTCATTCTTAGACTCAGCAACAGTTCGTGAAAACGTTGTTTCTCTTGCTCGTAATATTGGATATGTACCTCGCTCTAAAACGGCTGCTACTGCAAAGATAAAACTTGATGATGTAAATCTTGGTACAACAAATGATAACACTCCAAAATTTATTAAACTAAGACCTGGTCTTGTTTGTATAGGAAATAATGAAAATACAACTTTTAGATTTTCAATACCTGATGAGATTACTTCTTCAAGGGTAAAACAGATAGGATCATCTTCTTTTGCACAATTTGATGATGAGATAACAATATACGAAGGAACCTACTTATCCAGATCATATCTGGTCGATACAAGTGTTGATCAAAGATATATTATTGATTCTCCTAATATTGATAGTTCAACTTTAAGGGTATTTGTATCTTTAGTAGATGAAACGGCTTTAGGACGCTACTATAAACAAGTTGATAACATACTTGATCTTGATGCTAATTCTGAAATTTACCTAGCACAAGAAGTTCAAGATGAAAAATATGAAATATTGTTCGGTGATGGATTATTTGGTAAAAAATTAGAAAGTCGTCAAACAATCACAGCAACTTATATTGTAACTGATGGTATTGATGGAAATGGACCTTCTAATTTTAGTTTTCAAGGAACATTTGCAAAGGATAATGGTGCATTCTTTGTTCCAACTGATAATGTTACTATAACAACCACTAGCAACGCTTCTAATGGTGCTGAAGTTGAAGATGTGTCTTCTATTAAGTATTTTGCACCAAGACTTTACTCAGCACAGTATAGAGCAGTTACACCTAGAGATTATGAAGCAATAATTTCTCGAATTTTTCCTCAAACTGAGTCTGTTGCAGTAGTTGGAGGTGAAGAATTAGATCCACCTCAATTTGGTAAAGTGCAGATAAGTATCAAACCAAAAAATGGAACGTTTGTATCAGATTTTGATAAATCACAGATTAAAAACAAATTAAAAAGTTACTCTGTTGCTGGTATCAATCCAGAAATTGTTGATTTAAAAATACTTTACGTGGAACTCGATTCAACAGTATACTATAATCCAGCACAGGTAGCATCCACAGACAATCTAAGATCTTCTATTTTTTCTGCATTAAACTTATATGCTAACAATGTAGAGATTAATAAATTTGGCGGTAGATTTAAGTATAGTAAAATAAATCAACTTATTGACCGTGTTGATGATGGAATTACATCAAATATCACAAAAGTTATTATCAGGAGAGATTTAAAGGCATTATTAAATCAATTTGCACAATATGAATTATGTTTTGGTAATCAATTCAATATCAATCCAGCAGGATTTAATATTAAGAGTACAGGATTTACACTATCTGGTACAAATAGTATCGCATATCTTACTGATGTTCCAAATAAAGACGCAGCAGGTAATTTAGATGGTAGTATGAAGGGCAAAATTAGTGTAGTTTCACGAAATAACAAGAATCAACAGGTTGTGTTAATAAAAGATGCTGGTGGTGTTGATTATAAAAAAGGTGAAATAATATTGAATACAATTAATTTTGCAGCAACTCAGGCAGATAATAATATTGTCGAAGTACAGGCATATCCTGAGTCAAATGATGTGGTGGGATTAAAAGATTTGTTTGTCAGTTTTAACACTTCTAATACCTCCATAAATATGGTGAGAGACGTTATTGCATCAGGAGAAGATGTTTCAGGTGTTGTATTCACAAGAGATTACTTTACCTCAAGTTACTCAAATGGAGTTTTAGAGAGGAAATAATTTATGTCAAAATTTGACAAAAGAATAAAGGTCAATACGATTATTGAAAATCAGTTGCCTGAGTTTATACTCGCTGATTTTCCAAAAGCAACAGAATTTTTTAAGCAATATTACATCTCCCAAGAATTTCAGGGAGGTCCTAGCGATTTAATTAATAATTTAGATCAATATATTAAAGTAGACAACTTGGTGCCCGAAGTAGTAGTAGGACTTACAAGTATTACCTCTGCAATTGACTCTACAGATACCACAATAACAGTTCCAAGCACAAAGGGTTTTCCTAGTGAGTATGGTTTACTCAAGATTGACAATGAAATAATATCATACACTGGCATTACAACCAATACATTCACTGGATGCCTTCGTGGATTCAGTGGGATTACAGGTTACAGTGTAGGAGTTTCATCCTCTCTTCTTCACGTCAATGAGGAAAAACTTAAATTTGAGGATACTTCTGCAGAATCCCATCTTTCTGGATCTTCTGTAACTAATCTTTCAGTATTATTCATTCAAGAATTTTACAGGAAGATGAAAAAAACATTCTTACCTGGTCTTGAAAATAACGATTTTTCAGAAAATTTAGATGTTGGTAATTTTGTAAAATTTGCTCGCTCTTTTTATCAATCAAAAGGTGTTGAAGAATCAATAAAAGTACTCTTTAAAGTTTTATATGGGGTCGAAGCAAAAGTTTTAGACTTAGAAAATAATCTTATAAAACCATCAAGTTCTGAATTTATTCGTAGAGAAGTAGTAGTTGCTGATTTAGTATCTGAACCTGGTGGATTAACAGGTGATCCTCAAAACTTGATTGGACAAACAATATTTAAATCCAATGACTTGAACACTAGTGCCTCTGTATCTGAAGTAGAAATATTTACTAGATCTAGTAAAACATATTATAAATTATCATTATTTGTAGGATATAATGATAGAGATCTTATCAGGGGTATATTTACAATACCTGGCAAAACAAAAGCACTCAGTGATTCGCAAATAAACGCAAATATTATTTCTGTAGACTCAACTGTTGGTTTTGGAACTACAGGAACAATTATTAGTGGTAATAATACTATAGATTATACTTCTAAGTCAATAAACCAATTTTTTGGATGCACTGGTATTAATTCACAAATTAACACTGCAGATGATATAAGATCAAATGAAACTGTTTTTGGTTATGAAAACGGTGATTTATCTAAGAGAGTAGATTTAAGAATAACAGGAGTATTATCAGAATTAGTTACAGTATCTGATGTAAATTTAGTCAATGAAGGTGAAAATATATTTGTAAAAAATGTTGGTGAAAAAATTGAAAATAACAACTCAAGTTATAAGGAAATATTTGCCAATTCTTGGAAATACAATACAAGTTCAAGATTTCAAGTCGATTGGTCAGGAACTGCAACATTTGTGCTAAAAACACCAATCGATAAGTCTTCATTGAAGAAGAATGATTTATTTCAAATATTAAAAAGAAATGAACAGGTGGTTGTTGGTGAAATTGTTATTGGTGACGTTGATATAAATCTAAATCAAGTTACTGCATCATCTCTTAACGTATCTACCCCTTATCAATCAAATGAAACATATGATATTCGTAGAGTTATAGAGAGAGCAAACAGTACAGGCATAGCAATTGATAATGGAAATGAAACCTTAATATCAGACACTCTCAACGTTTACACTGACACCAGTGTAGATGGTTATGTCGCTTCCAATTCTTTACCCAGTTATGATATTGACATAGATGTAACGAAAGAAAGTTTTGTAGGAGCAGGGATTACAGCTAACTTTGATGGTAAAAATCCATTAAATAATTTGTATAGTTTTTTACAATTTAATCCACCTGCTAATACAGATATAAAACTTATACAGGGAGATGCAGTTGTATACGAATCAGAGGCACTTGAAGATATTGTTGGGTTGACATCTGGAAGAGTATATTATGTTGATCCACAACCTGAACCTATAGGTTCACAGATTTCAAGAATCGCATTATACAATTCAAGGAGTCAAATTGGTACTGCAAGCACAATACAAGTGGGTGTCGGTTCTTTTACCACTGGAAATCATAATTTTATATTACAAAGACACGCTAATAGAAAATTAGATGCTGACAAAATTGTTAGAAGAATTCCATTATCACAAAATTTATATAAATCATCTGATCATGATAAACCTGTAAATGATATAGGAATTTTGATTGACGGTGTTCAGATACATTCACCAGTGTCAGATGATAATGTTTTTTATGGACCCATTGATAGTATAGATGTATTAAATGGAGGAGAGAGATATGATGTAATAAATCCCCCAGTTATTAGTGTTGAAGCAAGTTCTGGCACTACAGCTTTGATTGAACCTATAATTTCAGGAAGTGTTGAAAAAATATTTGTAGATCCACAGGAATTTGATATAAAAGCAATTACAAATATTTCATTAACAGGTGGTAATGGAAGTGGATGTGTATTAGAACCAGTTCTAGGTTCTAGATTCAGAGATATATCGTTTGATAGTAGAAACATATTTTTCAATGGTGGAATCGATGTAAATGATGAAACTATTACATTTAAGACAGAACACAATCTTGAAAATGGTCAAAAAGTATTCTATAGGAATGAAGGAAATCCATCTATCGGTATTGGGTCTGACAATTTAAATACCATTACAGGCACTTTATCTGATGGAGATCCATATTTTGTTAGAGTGGTTAATCCTACAACTGTTAGAATATTCAACAATAAATCTGATGCTTTGACAGGTATAGCAGGTATTAATACAGTTGGACTTGCAACAGATACAGCAGCGAGTGGTATTCATAAGTTTAGAACAGAGGCAAAAAACACTCTTCTTAATGTAAGAGTAGTTGATGGTGGTTCAGGATATCAACATCGTAAATTAAGGGTTGATCCTGCAGGTATATCTACATCTTTCAACACTATCAATTATAAAAATCATGGATTCTCACATGGAGATATAATTGAATATTCACCTACAGTTGGACTAGGTTCAACCACGCCAAAATCAATTCAAGGATTATCAACAACATCATCATATTATGTGATGAAAGTAGATGATAATTCATTTAGATTGGCAGACGCTGGTATAGGTGCAACAATTTCAAGTAATTTTACCAGAGGTAAGATTGTAGGTTTAGGTTCTACAGGAACAGGTTATCAAACATTTACTTATCCAGAAATAAAGGTAAATGTTGAAGTATCATACGGATCAACAGTTACTGGAACTATTAACTTTACTCCAATTGTTAGAGGTTCATTTATAGGTGCATATGTGTATGAACAAGGTACAAATTATGGATCTACTATTCTAAATCATCAAATAAAACCAGATATTTCAATACAGAGTGGAAAAAACGCTGAATTAAAAGCAATCATAAACAATGGAAAAATTGAAGATGTAACTGTTACTAATCAAGGAAGTCAATATAATTCAATACCAGATCTTGAGATAATATCAACTGGTTCTGGTTCAGGAGCGATTGTAAGACCTGTTATTTCTAATGGTTTAATTATAGACACAGTAGTAATTAATACAGGTATAGGATATAGTAATTTGACAACTGAGATTCGTATTAAAGAGACTGGAAAAAATGCTTTGTTTGGTGCTAGAGTAAGGAGTTTAACATTAAATACAACTAATAGATTTGGTGATAAAAATTTAACTTCAAGAGAAAATTCTTTGACATTTGGCATTTTAGGATATTCTCAATCAACAGCATTAAATCTTGAAGATACTTTTGATGTAAAGGCAAATGGTGAATTTGATAAAATAACAAAACACTCCCCCATAATAGGTTGGGCATATGATGGAAATCCGATTTACGGACCATTTGGTTATTCAGAACCAAATAATATCAACTCTCCTCTTAAAATTATATCATCATCATACAAAAAAGATATTACAAAGGTAATTAACCGTCCAAGTGGATTTATTGATGGATTTTTTATAGATGATTATATTTTTGATGGTTCTGGTGATTTAGATATTCATAATGGTAGATTCTGTAAAACTCCCGAATTTCCTAATGGAATATATGCATACTTTGCAACTGCTGGTCTCAGCACTACTACTAATAAACTAGAAGGTAGATATCCATATTTTATCGGAAATAGTTACAGATCACCATTAATAAATGATAATCTTATATTAAATCATGATTTTGATTTTAATGCTTCTAATTTAATTAGAAATACAAAACCATATACTGTAAATGAAGAATTTGCAGATAATGATTTTATTGAGGAATCAAATGAATATATTAGACAAATATCTAAAATCGAGTCAGTTACCAGAGGTGGTATTGATGATATACAAATTTTAGATGGTGGAACTGGTTATAAAGTTGGGGATATTACATCATTTGATCATGATAATACTGAGGGTACAGGATTTAGTGCTGAAGTTTCTGAAATTGTTGGTATCGGTATATCTAATATTGAAACTAGTCTATCTCGTTTTAATAATGCGGTACTAACTTGGAAAGGATTTAATGAGGTTGAAGTTAACGTATTACCCTTTATTGAACTTAATGATAAAGATACAGTATTCATATCAGGATTAAGCACTTCAATACCATATTTAACAAATTCTTTTCAAGTTGGTGTTAATACAGAAACAGTCTCACTGGGTAAATCAATGACCGTTGGTCATTTAAGTGGTCTTGTTCAAGATATCTTCGTTAACAAAATACCACCAAAAGTTTCAATTGGTGGATCTGTTAGAATAGGAGTTGGTAATACGTCAGAAATACTAAAAATACTTAATGTTTTTAATACAGAAAAGATATTGAGAGTATTCAGAAATACTGGAGCAGCACATACTTTTGGGTCTAACGTTGATGTATTGAATAGTAGTTTCACTATTCCAGTAAGGGTAGATAAATTTGATTCAAAAGTAAATGATGTTGTTTATTTCAATGGAGTTCAATCTGTAGGAGTCGGAACTGATAATGTTGGATATTCAACTAATTATTTTATTGGTGAGACAATAAAAACAGTATCGATACCAGAAAGATCAATTTATTTACCAAATCACCCATTTATAACTGGTCAAGAGGTAACTATAACAAGACCAAACGTCACTAATGCTGAATTTGACGTTTCACCTAATGATAGTGCAGTAGGTTCCTTTGAATTGCCATTTACAGGACAAACCTCAACAAATGTATTTGTAATTAAGAAGGATGAAAATTATATTGGATTAGTAACTACAAGAGCTGGTGTAGCAAACACAAGTGAGGGTTTATATTTCTTAGGAAATGGTGTCGCTGGAATTGGATCAGGATTATACAATTTATCATCTGTACATACCCAAGTTACTAGTGATGTTGATAAAGTTGTAAGTACTGTAACTACAAAAATAGGAGCAGCAGACACAACAACCCATAATTTACAAAATGGTGATATTGTAAAAATGAATGTGGTTCCTAATTTAGCGGTTGGTATAGGAACAACAACTCCTATTTCGGTAAGGTATAATTCTGAATTTGAGAAATTAATTATAAATCCTATAACATTTTCAGCAGCAAATGTTGAAACTAATCGTTTAGATTTGATTGACCACGGTTTTGCAACAGGTGACAAAGTGTTATATGATGGTGCTGCGACTGGACTATCAACGGGTCTGTATTATGTTTACAAAATAAGTAATAGACGTATTGAATTGGGTGAAACATTCAATGACGTTACACAAAGTCCTGTGCAGACTATTGCAATTACAGCAAATACTGGTGGATCGAATCAATCAATCGCTCCTGTAAATCCAAGAATTACAGTTGTTAAGAATCAACAATTAACTTTTGGATTATCAAGCACAACTCTAGCAGGTTTTGACTTTAAGATATTTTATGATCCAGAATTAACAAATGAATATTTAAGTTCACAAGATACAACTAATTTTAATGTTATTGGAGTTGGGACTGGTAATATTGTTGGTGCAGCAATAACCATTAGAAATTCAGCATCAACACCAGATAGATTATATTATGGTTTATCAAAAGGAGGATTTATAAGCACAGCAGATATAGATGTGCAAAATTCTTCTGAAATATTATTCATTGATAGTGTTTACAGTGGTGAGTATAGAATTTCAGGTGTTACCTCTGATAAATTTAATATATCACCAAAGGTTCCAGAACTGCTAAGATATGCTGATACCGATTGCGAAATACTTGAATACTCCACTAAATCAAACAATGTTAATGGTGCGATTAAAGATTTTAAGATTTTATCATCAGGTTTTAATTATAAAAAACTACCTCAATTTAATCAAGTTGTAAGTGAAAATGGAATTAATGCAAATATTAAAGTTTCATCAGACAGTGTAGGTAAGATCAACAAAGTAAGAATAGTTGATATGGGTTACGAATACTCATCAGATAAAACATTAAGTCCAGAGGCATTTATTCCTCCGATTGTTGGTATTGATAATTTAGATTCTGTTAATGAAGTTGAAGTTATTAGTGGTGGTAGTAATTATTCAAGTGCTCCTAATTTATTATTATTCAATCCTGTTACAAACACAGTGGTTGATGATTCATCTTTACAACCCATAATTCCTAATCAAACAATAATAGATGTTGAAGTCATAGCACCAATTAATGGTCTTGATTCAATAAGTCACAAAGTTGTTGCCTTTAATAATTCTAACGGTGTTGGAATTAATTCAGTGATAACAGCACCTTATCCAAATGCAGGTATAGTAACTTGTTTTATTGAGACTCCTACA